GCGTTCTTTGGTATATCTCGTTGAAGTTTTATCACAGTACAATTCAATGCACTAGCAACGTTCATAATAAACGTAGTGTCCCAATCAAAGAAGTCAATCCATTGACTTTCAAACGCTTTGTGTTGGATACCAGGGTTAGCACGGAATATTAATAATCCACCTGTTTTAGTTAGACTAACTGCCTTTTGTAGTTCTTTAATTATTTTATCCGTACTACCAAAGTTAATGCTACCCAAACATATAGTAACATCGTACTCGATGGTTGCTTCATAATCCAATGTATGTACCATTATATCTGCACGTTCATTGTACGGGTCTATGCCCGTTAAGTTTTGGATTTTTCCTTTGAACTCATTATATCCACAGCCAATATCCAATACGTTAGTTGGATTTAATGCATTCACCTCATCAATGATGCTCAACCCACTGTACTTATATTTCTTGGTCTCGGGTTGCCAAACTTTAGCGAAGTAATTTTCCATTACTGCTTCGTCGATTAAATTAGTAAGTACAACAATATCATTATCTGGATTTATATCAATGCAAAATTCCCCACTTATTGCTTGTCGTAACGCATTTGTGTTTAATAATAATTGTGGACTGTCCTTAACCATTTGATTAATTTTGTTAAATATTTTTGTATTCATTATTTTATTATACTTACTAAAATGTCGTCGTACGAGGTGTTTACTTCTATATCTAACCCAAATGTAGTTTTAATCCATTCTGTTGTAAAGTAATTCCATGTTGCATTGTGTTTATGTGCAAATCGTAATATATTATTATTTTGCTCTTTAATCGCATCGAACATATTTTCACTATTTTTATAATGACTGTAGTTGGGGTATGATATTTCAAACCCACCTGCTTGATGCCACCATGCATTGCTAACTTCATTTGGTCTATAAACTAACATAGCCCAATCATCGATGAATCCTGGTTTAATCACATCTAGCATATATGCCCAATCATGACTTTTAACTATTTTAATTCCATCTCCACCATGCCATGCTTGGTCTACCTTAGTTGGGTCAGGATAGAACTCCATTCCTTGTCCAAAGTATGCACCTTTATGCCCACTGTAAGTATTATGTGCGTATTCACGTTCTGGCATTCTATCCGATGTATTAAATGCACTATCAGATTCTAATATTTGGGCAATCCCAGACCATTTACTTCCCGGCACACCTGTAAAAAATATTCTATTAGGTAAATTCATAATTCTCCATTACGTATTCAAATGCTTGTTGATGTGCTTCTTCTAGTGGGTGTCCGTTTTTTTTACCCATAGGAAATCCACACTCTTGTGCCCAACTATTAAACCCCATACCATTGAACCAAAATATATCAGGTTCTACAATATTCTGAATCGTGTCTACATAATCGGGGCAATGGTATTTTTTATCAAGAATCAATTCATCAGTACATGTCATCATGAATGATATGTTCATATTTTTTAATATGCTTGAAACTAATAGCATCAATTTCAAAGTTTCGAACTTATTCCATAATTCCGATTGCAAATATTTAAAGTACAATGTTGATATTTCTGATTTATCATATGGTCGCACTGTTCTCCATGAATCACAATAGGGATTAGTGGAAACATCGACATCAATCATGGTTTCGGATTCTAGAAGTATTTTCATTTCCTCATCCTCGTAATTTTCATCATAGATATCCCATCTGTCGATGAATGTCCAATTTAAAACAACAAAATCATCTACTGTAATGTGTGGGAGATATTTGAAAAATTTCCTAGAAATCGTTGAGTTGGAACAACCTGGGTTCGCAAAACACCTATATTCCATATTCATTTTATTTGCGTATAACGCAGTCCATGTGCTTCTACTATAGCCAGCGGTTATGGAAGTTATCCTATGATTGAAATCACTATCACTAAATTTCCCAATACGAATTTTTGAATGGTATTTTTTGTATGTTGAGAATGACCCCACATCGAAAAGTGTACCATCCAACGCATCTTTTAACTCCGAACCCCACGTGAAACTGTCGCCAAAAGCAATTAATTTATTCATGTGGGTATTTAGTACAGCGGTAGTGTACTAAATAATATTTGCTTGTTGTTGGATTAAGATAATGTCTTTATCTTTATTATCGTAAACAGAGTTTGTTTTGAGACCCGCTGATTCACGCATTGTGTTGAGGTCTGCTTCTTTATTGATTCTGTATTCTCTTGGGCTAAGTAATAAACGTGATTCTAAGTAATCCACATCGAAATCCATTTCACTGTCGTCGTACTTAACAGTCCAATCGGATGCTTCGTACTCAGTTAATGATGCTAAATCGTTAACTAATTCTTCTATTTGCTTAGGCAATGAACTTCTACGTTTAACTTCTACGTACACTAAGTAACGGTTGGGTTTAATTTCACCGGGACTACGGTCTGCATCTAGTACAAAGTCATAACCTTTCTCAAACCATTCAACTAAATCATCTGCTACTTTGCTGTTTTTAGTATAAAAACTAACTGTAGCAATATCGTCGTCATTGCCCATCTTACTAACGAACTCATCGATGTGTACGGTAGGTTTAATCAACCCAACCATATCTTTGTGATTTAATCCTTCCTGTAGGTTCATTTTTAAATACCTGCTAGTTTTTTAAGGTCAGATTGCTCAACACTTTCATTTGTTGATGCGTTGTAATTACCATTATCGTCCAAACTATCCTCTAAAGCCTCTGCTTCGTCCTTTATAACTCTTGCGAATCCATCTAGTTCAATGCTATCCATCGGGGACAAATCCTCACCTTTATATATTTTTAATATTTCTATTAAGTGATGTGTTATTGTCATGCTATGCTTCCTGTTCTGTTCCTTCTTTATTCAAATCTTGCTCGTACGCTAAATTTAAATCCTCTAAGTCAATGTCTTGACCTTCTAGTTCTGTGCTACCTGTTTGAATATCTGTGATTAAGTCTTTCGGCATCGTAATTTCAACTAACCAAATGTCTTTCTCAATAATCTTTGGTTTCTTTGTACCATCGATAAAGTCATCAGATGTCATAACTTTAATAGGGATTTTCATTGTTGATTTCTTGTACTTGACTGTACAATCGAATGGGAGTAAACGCTTTGCTCCACGAGGGTCGGGCATACTATCTGCTAACCACATGAATGTACACGTTACTGTATAACGTCCAATTTCTGGACCTTGTACTAATTCGCCTAAATCCCAATTTTGGAATGCATAGATATCAATTTCATCCAACACCCTCTCAAAATCTAGTAATGCGTTTACACTACCATCACTTAGGTACAGGTCTTTGATTGTTTTTGATATTTGCCAGTAATCAACGTCGTTGTCTAAAAAGTTCTTTTTCATGTATCTATTTATACATTTTAAGTTGTTAGTTCAACCAATGTAGCACTAAGGTTAATTTCTGGGTCAGCAACGAAACTATGATTAACTAATCCATTACGTATTGATAGGATTGCTTTGTCCCTCATTTCATCAGTATCACCAAACAAGTCTAAGTTATCATATAACCATCGGTACACTTCTTCCATGTCATCGGGTCTGACACTAGTACATAATAACTTTCTCGCTTCCTTAATCTTACCTTCTTTGAATAAGTTAACCGCACTTAATTTATAATCTTGCATCCCACCCTCATCCCCGTTGGGGGCAGTTAATGTGCCATCAGAACTGCTCATCTGACACATATTTAAACACTTACGGAGGTCTGGGTATGTTGCTTTGACATAACTATCAAGTACATCTAGGTCGAACTCAACGTTCTCATCAATTAGTACCTGTGCGATTCTCGATGTGAAATCGGTTTTATCAACCTTCTCAATATGAAACCCTTGGCATCTACTGTGTAACGCAGGGATGATTTTATTTGGGTAATTACATGTTAGAATGAATCTTGCATTAGATGCATATGTCTCCATTACACCACGCAACGCGGCTTGCCCATTGGGGGATATGTAATCCGCCTCATCTAATAGTACAACTTTAAATTCGCCGAACGACATGGTACCAACAAAATTAGTAATCTTGTCTCTAATGGTATCTACACTGTTCTCACGACTCGCATTAATCTCAAGGGTATCGAACTTATTAACACCCAATGAGTTGATTAGTATCTTCGCCAATGTTGTTTTACCAACACCTGCTGAACCACTGAAAAGAAGATGCGGTATGGTACCATCATCTATCCAACTCTGTACTTGTTTTCGTTGTACATCATCTCTGAATACATATCCATCTACAGTAGATGGTCTGTACTTTTCAGTCCACAATTGTTTCATAATATAATCTGTTTTAAAAAACTATATTATAACTTATTAAAAGGAAAAATAATTCTTAACTTTGTCCCAAAATGAGTGTTTTGGTGCTACGTACGCAGGTTTCTTTTTGGTAGGGGGGGTTGGTTTACCAACAATCTTAGCAGGTGCTTTCTTCTTTGCTACTGATGATGCTTTCTTTTTAGGTGCTTTCTTTTTAGCAGTCTTCGATGCTTTAATAAGTTCAGTAATCATATCCTTTTTGGATTTCCTGCGGTCTAACTCAATGCCGATAGTTCTACCATGTGCTTCCAATTGTTTCTTTGTCATTTTCTGCAAATTCATCTTCTTCTCCTTGTGTGAAATTTTGTATTTTTATTTAGTTAATATTATGTTAGAAGAATAATTCTTTAAACATGTTGATTTTATTTGACTGTTTTGTCTCTCGCATATTATCAGATGATACCTTATAATAAACATCGTTTAATTCTATACCGATAAACCCTCGGTTCATCGATTTACATGACATTCCAGTTGTTGCAGTGCCCATAAAACAATCCAACACAGTATCATTCTCATTTGTGAAGTTTTCAATTACCCAATCAGAAACCTCACGATGCATTACTGCTTTGTGATTTTTTGGCATGTTAGAGTTTACGGATGTCGTTATTGTGTTTTTGGTATATGTACTGTTGGATGTTAACGATGCTTCACCAAACACAATTATATATTCATGCGAATTCGTAATGCTACCACCTGATGCTGGCATTGGGTTGGATTTCTCCCATATAATTACTTCCTGTATTGCATCGCTGTATTTCCCAATAAGATTGAAAACATCTTTTTTATTATAGGAGATGTGAACGCAAAATCAACAGAATTATCTGCCATCTTCTTCATTTCGTCCAAGCAATCACCATGAATCAATACTTCAATCATTCACTATATTTAAGAATATTAATTAAAATTTCTTGTTCCCATTCGTCTTCTAACTTGCCAAAATTGGGACATTCGTTGATTAACTTAGATATATAATGTTTTAACAACACCAATTCTTTTTTATATTGGGATGCCACGTATCCATCAGCATATGATGAACATGCATTATTACAAATACTATCTAGGTTTTCTGTTATTACCCTAGTATCCATTCCATTATCACGCATTATGTGAATTATGCATTGACCCATGGATTCTCGCTCTGTCGGATGTTACAACAATTGCATCTGTGTGGGTATCGTCAATCTGTTTTACGTCGCTTACTAATAAAATATCATTGTTATCTACACGGCGCAATGTCAAGTCAGTATCACCAACTTCAATTTTAATACCGCGTGTCCATCTACCATGTGATGTCAGTACATACTGCCCCACAGACACATCAGTTTGTTTGTCACCGATTGCATATACTTCCGCCCACCTAGGTCTAATGCCAGTAGATGTTTTATCGTCACCCGGAAGAATAATACCATTGG